CCGGCGTGCACACGGCGGTCGATGACGGAGTGCTGAACCCCTACACGATCAAGCTTGTTCCGGGCGCGGTGATCCCGGTGGCATCGAACGGCGGGCCGCGCGGCCCCTCGCTCGCGCCGCTGCCACGCCCCGGCAACTTCGACCTGAGCCAGATCATCATCGAGGACCTGCGGCGGGACATCCGCGCGGCGCTGTTCGACATCCCGCTGCCCGATCAGATCCGCTCGAACGTCTCGGCGACGGAAATCGAGCAGCGCATGGCCGAGTACAACCGGCAGACCGGCGCCTTCGGCCGGCTCTACATCGACGGCACGCGGCCGCTGATGTTCCGCATCGTCGACATCCTCGACGATGCCGGCATCCTGCCCGGCGTGTTCGAGCTGATGCAGGACGATGCCGTGCGCGCCGTGCCGACCTCGCCGCTGGCGGTGATGATGGACATGGCCGAGGTGCAGACGATTGCCCGCTACATCCAGATGGGCGCGGCGTTCGAGGCCTATGAGCCGGGCTTCATCCGCAAGGGCCTGGCGACCGACCGCGTGGCCGCATGGCTGGCCGAGCGCCTTTCGGTGCCTGCCGCGCTGCGCGTGACCAGGGCCGAGCGCGAGGCCCAGGCGCGCCAGGCGCAGGAGGCGCAGATGCTCGAGATGGCCGCCAAAAGCCCAGCAGTCGCCCGCGTGGCCGACAATCTCACCGCGCCCCAGACGATCGCGGGGGCGGCATGAGCACGGCAGACGAGATGGCCGCCGCGTGGAAGCAGCGGCGCGAGGACTACGAAAGCCTGTTGCGCGCGGTGTTCGGCACGCCGGCCGGGCATGCGCTGCTCGCCCACTGGCGCACGCATGAGCTGCAGGCGGCGACCTACAAGCCGGGCGATGACCTCGCCATGGCTGCCTACACCGAAGGCGGCAAAGCCTTCGTGCGCATGATCGATGCCATCGTCACCCCGAAGAGGACGCCATGACCCTTGAGACCACCGACACCACGGCCGACGCGCCGGCCGGGCTGCTTGACCTCGCGCCCGCGACCGATGCGCCCGCGCCCGTCTCCGGCCACCCGGCCGCCAACGGCGCCACCGCGCCGGCCGAGACCAAGCCCTCGGCCGAGGGAGAGACGAAGCCGGCCGAGACCGCCGGCAAGCCAGCGCGGCCCGAAGGCCTGGCCGATGCGTTCTGGGACGCCGACAAGGGCGAGGTGCGGTTGCCTGAGCTGATCAAGAGCCAGGCCGACCTGCGCCGCACCGTGTCGCGCGGCGAGCACAAGCCGCCCGCGACGCCGGAGGACTACAAGCTGCCCGCCGGTGACGGCATCCCGGCCGACCTGATGAAGCCCGACGATCCGCTGTGGAAGGCGACCACGGCGGCGGCGCATGCGCGCGGGTTCAGCCAGGCCGACCTCGAGGCGCTGGCGGCCCCGTTCCTCGCCACCCTTGCCGAGCTGACCAAGGACGCGCGGCCGGTCGACCCAGAGGCCGCCAAGGCGGCGGCGGAGCAGGCGCTGGCGGCGGAGATGGGCAAGCTCGGCCAGCAGGGGCCGGCGATGGTCAAGGGCATCGACACCTGGCTGCGGGGGCTCGCCGCCAAGCAGGTGATCACAGACGGCGAGCTGGCTGCCCTGCGCGCCACCGCCACGGCCGATGGCGTGCGCGCGCTCGCCAAGCTGCGGGAGCTGGCCGGCGAGCGCAGCCTTGGCATCAATGCCGGCGTCGCACCCGAGATCGGCTCGGAGGAGGACGCGCGTGCGCTGCTGCGCCAGGGCTTCGAGGCGGGCGGCGAGCAGACCGACCAGGGCCGCGAGCTGCTCGGCAAGGGCCGCGACATGCTGCGCCGCCTGGAAGCGGCGGGCGTGAAGCTCGGCGCGGTGCGGCAGCAGCGGTGACGAAAATCGTTGACGGCCGGATGTAACGCTTTCTAGCACTGCACCCGGCCGCGCCCGTGGCCACCTGCGTGATGTGTCGTGCGCTCCGGAGGCCCCTGCCGCGTCAACCCGGCGGGGGCCTCACCCAGCAGGTGGCTTGAGCCCGGCCCGACATGGCGGAAAGACGCCAGCGTGCGGGCGCTGACCCGTAGCGGATCGACCCCGACGCCAGGGGCCTATGGGCACCACGCCCACCCCCGATGCCAGGGCCTATCGCACCGCGTGAACCCATCCACGCAAGCGAGAAGGCCCGATGTCCATCCAGCTTTCCCAGATCGCCCAGATCGAGTTCGACGAGCAGATCAAGGCGGCCTACCAGGGCGCCGGCGTGCTGCGCCCGCATGTGCGCGTGCGCACCGGCGTCGTCGGCAACACCTGCGAGTTCCGCCGCTACGCCCGCGGCACCGCCACGCCCCGCGTGCCGCAGAGCGATGTCGCGCCGATGAGCATCGGCTACGCTAAGCGCCAGGCGCTGCTCGCCGACTGGAACGCCGCCGAATACACCGACGTGTTCGACCAGGCGACGACCAACGTCGACGAGCGGCCGGTGGTGGCGACCAACATCGCCGCCGCGATCGGCCGGCGCGAGGACCAGATGGTGCTCGACGCGCTCGATGCCGCCAACGTGGCCGCGAACGTCAACACCAACGTGGCAGCGAGCGGCGCCAGCGGCGAGGCCGCGACCGGCATGAACATCGCCAAGCTGCGCCGCGCCGCGCGCTTCCTGAACGACCGCGCCGTGCCGATGAACATGCGGGCCTTCGTGCACTCCGCCCACGCGCTCGAGCAGCTGCTCGGCCTCGGCGAGATCCAGAGCGCGGACTTCAACACCGTGCGCGCGCTGGTCAACGGCGAGGTGAACACCTTCATGGGGTTCACGTTCTGCATGATCGAGGCGCGGGACGAGGGCGGCCTTCCGATCTCTTCGACGCTGCGCACCTCCTACGCCTTCGACAAGATGGCGCTGGGGCTTGCCATCGGCATCGATTACCGGAACGAGGTCTACTACATCCCGGAAAAGACCTCCTGGCTCGCCAACGGCCTGTTCAAGGCCGGCGCGGTGTCGATCGACGACCTCGGCGTCGTCGAAGTCCAGCACACGGAGGCCTGATCCATGCCCTTCGCACTCGCAAACTTCGGCCCGCTCGGCGGCCAGTCGCGCCGGGGCACGGGCGCCAACAGCGCCCCGGGCCAGCCGCAGATGTGGTCCTACCGCACCGACGAGGCCACGGCGGATGTCGACACCTCCGGCTACTTCAACGCCGTGGCGCCGCTGCTCGAGGTGGGTGACCTGATCTACCGCGTCACGGTGAACGGCTCCGGCGTCGTGCAGTCGGCCGGCTGGCACGTCGTCATGACCAAGAGCGCGGGCGTGGTGAACGTCTCCGACGTGACCGCGCTGACCGTGACGAACACCGACTGATCCTGCTGGCGGGGGCTTCGGCCCCCGCCGCTCCTTCGCGGAGGCGCGCATGCCGTTCTCCCTTTCGGGCCTGCAGCATCTCGGCGGCGGGCTCTGGTTCTACCGCACCGACGACAGCGCCGCAGCCGTCAACGCCGCCAACTACTGGGGCCAGTCATGGCCCCTTCTGCGTGTCGGCGACCAGGTGCTGCGCACCACCTTCGACGGCTCTGGTGCCGTCGTCAGCACCGGCACGCACGTCGTCACCAGCGCGACGCGCACGGCGGCGACGACGAGCGGCGGCACCTGATGCCGCTCGACCTCGATGCGCTCCAGCATGTCGGCGGCGGCGCCTGGCGCTACCTGACGCGCGACGATGCCACGGCCGTCAACGCGCCGGGCTACTGGACCGGCGCGTGGCCGCTGCTGCGGCGCGGCGACGCGGTATTCCGCACCACGGTCGACGCGGGCGGCGCGGTGGTGAGCGCCGGGCGGCACGTGATCACCGCCGCGAGCCGCACGGGCGTGAGCTCGGGCAACGGGTTCGATGCGGGGAGCATCATCACCCCGCCCGCAGAGCAGGGCGTGGGCTACACGCTCACGTCAGCCGCCGCCATCACCGCAGCCACGATCTTCACCCGCGTGCTGCCCGCAGCCTTCACGCTCGCCGCGCTGCGCTTCCGCCTTGCCACGCCATCGAGCAGCGGCGCGGTGTCGATCGACGTGCGCCGCAACGGCACCTCGATCTTCACGCAGGAGCAGCAGCTTGGCGCGGGCGAAACGGACAGCCTGACCGCGATCGCGCAGCCCTACATCCTGACCGGTGACACGATCGACTTCACCGGCCACTCTCTGACGGTCGTTGTCACGGCCGCCGGCACGGGCGCCGCGGGGCTCACAGTCGATCTTCTCGGCACGATCGGGGCGACGCTTGCGCTCACCGCTGCGCCACTCACGGGCGCGGAAGAGGGCGCATCCGTGAGCCTGACCGGCACCTATACCGGCACGCCGGCGGCAAGCGGCATCGAGCTTGGCATCTTTTCGGGCACCACCCCGATCGTTGCCTACGGCGCCGCC